ATGGAAATCAAGACAAATACCATGCTGAACATTGTGTTGGCGGGGGTTCTCCAAACCGTTGCCATATCTGCTCAAGCTTGCTGCCCTGATACTACCCACGGAGCGCCTATTGCCCCGATGATGGCCACCGGTCTTGGGGAAAGTGCTCCGAAGGCCTCTGATCTCTCACTAGATCCGTCGTGGCACATCTACGAGTTTAATCGCGATGGCGTGAGATATTTGCAGATCAGTGATTTGACAGGGACAGTGCGCGCCGCAGTGGGCAATATCAGCGGCACGTTGTGGGTGCTGCCCATGGGCGTGGACGTGTCACGCGTGTCGTTACCAGCGAAGGGGAGCGACCCAAGGGGCACGTTGGTGTGCCAGACATCGGCGTTCATCGTGCGTGCCATACCTGGTAGCCATGGTAATAAGTGGGAGATCAAAGCCGCAGATTGATCCTTTTATCTAATACTTCGGAAACGAGGAAGCTAATGCTGTAGGCATGGCGGCGCCGGCAGGTGCCGCCATGCGTTTTGAGCCTGGCGGCTAGTTCCCAATCCGCATCGTGTACAACGTACTTGGCAGGATTCTGCGGCGATGCGTAGGCGATAACGCACACCGCGATCCCCTGATGGTGTCGCGTGCGCCAGACCCTTGCTTTGATAAGATGCCTACTCGCTAGTGGTAGCGTATCGATCACATTGAGTACGCTGCGATAAGCGGCCAATTGTAATCCCAATGATAGGCGTTTTGGCTCACCCTTTAGGATGAGCCGGAACTCCGTATTACACAGGTTACTAAACGTCAAAGATCGCAATATTTCATAAAGCCCATGGGTTTCGATGCCGAGCGGGTACAGGGCGTTCACGTACTCGTCGAGCAGCCTAGCTTGAATCATTCCAGTTCGTGTCATTTCCATCGCTGCAGCATGCTGGCCCTTGGAGCGAAGGTAGGCCACGATGTCCTTCCGCAGTTTGTTGATGTGCACATTAATGTCGGTGTACTCGACGACGCGCCGTCTAAGGGTGCGTTCGGCTTGCAGATAGCTGGCTTGTGCAAAATCCAGGGCTTCTTCTCGATCATGACGGAAGCGACGCGCCCTTTCAAACGCGGAGGACAAACGGGAGCCGAATACGAAAATTCCAGTGGCGATTGCCGCAAGTGCCAGTTGTACGAAAAACGCATTGGCGTTGTAAGCGCCATAAGTTTTTGCATCGGGTAGCATGATGCCGATAGCGACGTTGGCTAGTAAGATGCCGATTGCCGCTCCGCTCCAGCCGTGTAGCAGTGTCAGCATAATTGCCGGAATTACCATCATCGCCATGAGCATTTGATTCAATAGGCGGTCTTGGGTAATAACTGCCATCATCACCATTGCTACCACCACTCCAGTGCTCAGGATGCCATCCTTCAAAAATCTGGAGTTGGCCGCCTCGTATTCCTTGCGCCGTAGCCACAGCAGCGTAGGCATGATGAACATCAGCATGCCCATGTAGTCGCCGAGCCAGTAACGTACCAGCATCTCTATTGGCTGAATTTCAAGGATGCTGTGGCCCTCTAAAAAGGCACTTAAGGCCATGTTGCATAGAGTGCTCCAAAGTGCCAGCGTCAATGTAAGTGGTAGCAGCAGGCATTCTTGCTCAAGCAGTCGAACCATATGACGCCTGGCGGTATGTACGATCAGAGCCACGCACGGCATCAGTAGAAAGGGACTCGTGTATGCCCACATCCGATTGGTGCCGTCCTCATGCACCATTGGCACGCGGATCACTAGGAGTGCTGCTGCATCGCCCAGCAGCAGATAAGGCCATAGCCGGTAAGGCAGGAAGAGTAGGGACGCTGCGCGCAGTCCTGCTGGTAAGTACCATTGATCGACTGAGAGCTGCCAAGCTAACAGGAAGGAAGCACAGTAAGCCGCACTCAGGAAGACTCCCCTGGCGATGTCTCTTATCATTTCCACCCCTCCTTTCCCTGGCTTTTATGACTGAAATATATTCCAAATTTTTCAGTAAATGGTAGACAATTATATATTGTTATTTTTTTAATTAATTGAGTGTTTTGATTCTTATTTCCCCGGGTGTGGCTTGGCACATATTTGTCAGTCATTCTTAAATGACTGATGTGCGCCTCGCCACTTGTTCGGCGGTTGTGATGGCATGGGTCAACTTGCTGCAGTGTTGATTAATGAGGGCTTTTTATTTGATACCGATGTGCAAACCGTCGTCTTATTGGGTACGGCATTGTGCCGGGGCTGTCAAACGCATGGCGATCTGGGGATGCAGCGCGCGCGCATGAGTCCGGCACTGGATCACAGTACCCGCCGTCATGCAGAGGCTGCCGGCAATCAACGTGGTGGGCTGAGCAGGCATGGACGCAAAGCCGTCAAGGCATGAGGGCGTTACGCGGCTCCTTTTACGCGCTCGGCCACATGCAGTCCGCCCAATCCCAACATGCCGAGCGTGAGGGTGGCGAGCGGCCCAATGTCGAGTGAGGGCAGGTTGAGAGGATGACCGACGGCTGCTGCCACCGCGTTGGTGAGTGGCCCGCCGACGAAGTTCCAGCAATACCCGGCGACGCAGACCCAGCCCAGCCCCCCGCGCCAGTGTTGCAGAGGGTCCGAACTCTGCGCTTCGGCTTTGTCGATGTCGGTCTGCGTTTGAATGAGCGCAAGCGTCGCCGCCAATTTGGCCTTGTCCTCCTCGGTCTTGTCGGGGAAGAACATCCCGATGATGCTTTTGGCGGCTTCTGCCGCCGTACCGATGCCGCTGATGTCCATGGTGATCTCCTCAAGCGTGGCAGGCGACAGGTTCGCAGCCCTGCGCCCATTGATAGTCGACGGTGTGGGTACCGCTGCCGACGAATGCGATCAGCCTGGTCAGCGTCATGCGGCTGTCGAGGATGGCAAGTTGCGCGCCCCCGTCGTCGTTGACCAGCGCTCCGTAGCGGCTACCGACCAGCGTGCATCCATGCACCTGGGTTTCCATGCCTTGAGACACATTGCCGGCGAAATTTCCGCAGTGGATCAGGCAGTTCTGCCGCCCATGCTTGTCCTCCAGGCGCAGCACGTCGCAGTCGAGGTGATCGGAGTGCCAGATCGTGGCGCGGTAACGATCGTTCATGATGCAGGACACGCCTGGTGCGTTGTCCTGCCATGGCAGTTCCAGGGTGTCGCAGGTAAAGGCTTGGCCAGCGTCGTTCGTGGCGATCAACTCGCCGGGGGTGCCATTGGGCGTGGAGTGTTTTCGGGTGATTACGATGTTCATTTGAAGCCTCCGCTCTTGGTAAAGGTATAGCCGGCCAGCGCAAGCAGGCCGGCGATCAGGATGCGTTTTGTCCAGCCCACGACGCCGCGTCCGATCACGCGTTCGAACTGAGCCTGTAGTGCGTCGGACAATGCTTGGGACAGTACTGGCGCTGATTTCTCGAACGCCTCGCACAGCGCGTCCGCCAATGCCTGTCGGTCGCTTTCCGACAGCACGCCGCAGGCATGGCGTGTGGTTTGTAGGCCATGCAGCCGGTCAATAGGACGGCCGCATTCACAGACATCACTCATGTTTGATTCCTCTGGTTGAAACGTGAAATGCGGCCTAAGTTGCAAAGGCCAGCTTTAGGGCTGGGTCAGCCCTATCGGGGATAGCGCCCCTCGCGCAGCCACTTGACGGCGATCCACTTCTCGCCGTTGATGACGGAATTGCCGCTGTGCAGTGTCAGTGGGTCGGGTTGGCCGTCTGCCGTGCGGTAGGAGAAAAAGCAGGCATTGCCCTGGACGGCCGCCACCTTGACGCCGGCACGAGGAAACTCCGTCTCCCCGCCGAGGGGCACGTTGTTCAGATAGGCGATGAACGTGGCGATGCGTTGCCCGCCCAATTCCGGTCGGACGATGTCGGCCGAGGTTGGACTCTCCGGTGGAAAGTAGTCCCAGTGCGGGATGTAGTGCTGTCCGGGCAGGTAGTGCAGCACCTGTAGACCTTCGCCGTTTTCCACTGGGATGCCGGTGAGTGCGGCGATGCGCTGCTCGATGTCGGCCACCAGCGCCACTTCTCCGCGCGAAAAATGGCAACCGGAACTGGTGCGCGTCTCATCGATGCGCGTCCCTTGTGCGTGATGCACGACGGAGGACGGTTTCATTCGCGGTCCGGCCAGATCGATCAGATCGCGGCAATCGACTTGGTCCAAAAATCCGCCAAGCACGACGATGTTGGGAGACCGGACCGCCATCAGCACCTGGTGCGCCCGTCCGCCGGCACACAGCTGCGCCTCGGGATAGGTCATTCGGATGGTCGCCGGATCATCCATGATGCGCAGCCGCCAGATAGGTGCGGTTGAGCATTGGGTGAGCCTGATCGGTTGGTCCCCAATCGCCATCGGGGTGGAACACGATGACATTGAGCGGCTGATCGTCAGTGCGGAAGCGATGCAATTCGCGCTCTTCGATGCAGAACAAGGTGCCGGCGGTGAGTGGGATCTCGCGACCTGCAAAGCAGGCAAAGCCGGAGCCGTTGGCGACCACGCCTAAGCGGATCGAGGGGTGGATGTGGAACGACTGGTGCACACCGGCAGGGAACGACAAGTGGTTGAGGCTTGGGTCACCTTTGCGCGGCGGGTAGACCAGCAACGAGTCCGAGCAGTTGTCGATGTAGCACAGCCGTCCAGACATCTCGATTGGCCCGCCGACCAGTCCTTGTCCACGGAACCCATGCCGGATCACGGCAAAGGCCATAACGCCCTCGTCCAGAATCAACACGGCATGCTCGCTGCTGGTGGCATGGCAGAAGTATTGCCCTTGGGTTGCTTGACGCAGAACCTGCGGTTTGTCCGTGTTGCCCGTGCCCACGATGATCGATGCCGTCCGACCTATGGGGGCGGAAACGACAAATCCATACAGCGTACAAAACGGTGGGATGTTGATGTGGTTCTTGATGGGTTTGGACAGCAACCAGGACTGGCACGGGTACATGCTCTGCCGGGCATCGATATAGGCGCCGGTTTTCATGATGAGGCTTCTGCCTTGGTGGTGTTGACGACGATGCCGTTGGTCTTGTTGTAGACGCTGGCAGCGCTGGAGACCTTGCTGAGGTCACTGCTGTTGGCGGCCTGGAAGCTGTCATATGCCTCCTGGCTTTCCCAGACGGTCGTCGTCGTTTTGGTGAGTCCGTCGGCCGACATTACGACCGAGCGGGACAGTACGGCCGGATGCGTGCGAACCGCATGGTTGACGTTGGCGATGGACGTTGCGACCTCGGGATCGAGATCGGCGCTGTCTTTGAATCCAGGCACTTCGTTGGCAGGGCGGGTGGTGGTTTTCGTAACGGTGAAAGGCACGGCGATTCCTCCTTCGGAAGGATGGGGTGAAAAATGGAGAGTGGGAGCGGGGTGGGGATGACTCAGCAACAGTCCGCTCGAGTCGAAGCGGTGTGGGGAGTCAGAGCGGAGAAAGCCTGCAAGCCTGACTGATCGACCGGAGTGCCATTGGTGGTGATGGCGGTTGCCGGCGGATGATTGATGGGGACGCCAGAAATCCAATCAGCTTCCCGTTTGCCTGATATCTTTACAGTTCGATCAACGAACTCGATACCAACATGCTCAAGCAGGAATCTCTCGTTTCGCTGTTCTCGTTGCTGCACGAAATGACGATTTTTAAACCTTTCAAACCGGTGTATCGATCACAAGTATGGTTGCATCGGTCAGTAATTTCCATTTACTTTATAAATCTTGCATTTTCGATAATTGCAATGATTGCGTTATTGCTTCAATATATATTTCCTTCGGAAATCCATCTATTATTCTTTAAGGCTTCATTGGTTCCGCTAATTATCTCTAGTGCGGCCCACTTTGTGACTATGGGATTGAACGAAATTGTCTATTACTGGACCCGTCGTAAGCAGGCGTTGCCAGTGCAATTTTTGCACCTAAAACTCGATATGTTGGCCTATGCAGGTTTCCTGGCCCAGCTTCAATGCTATGAAAAATCCGCATTGGAATACGCATTGTTACAGTACCGGAGTCACTTTTATAGTTTGGAGGGCCGTTTTGATTTTATTATTGGAGATCTTCGAAAGAAAGGTGTGTTTCCCGCGTTCTTGGCTTTATTTATAGCATTTTCAATGGTGGTAAAGGAAAATAATATCATGCACTTTTTTGTGCCTTTTGTTGTGGTCGGATGTTCTTATATTGTGGGTCTTTACACCCGTGTCCGTCAGGAACGCGCCCAGCAGGTGATGGATTTGCTCAATTACGCCATTCTTCATGCCGATGTGATGACGTAAAAAGGCTGAAATGATGATCGAGGTCGAAAACTAGAGATCGACGCTGTATTTGAATTCAGTTAATTCGTTGCCATGGCGGGTGGTGGTTTTCGTCACGCTGAAAGGCACGGCGATTCCTCCTTTTGACGAATGAGTTCAATAAATAGGTAGTTAGATAAATAGGTGGTTAGAGGTGGTAGCTCCGTTTATCTGATACCTTGATAGCTCAATCAACGAACTCGATACCAACATGCTCAAGCAAGAATCTCTCGTTTCGCTGTTCTCTTTGTTGCAGGAAATGACAGTTGTCAATCGTGATAAAGAGGTGTTCAGGTTGCCGGTGTGGATACGTAGACTGGAAAGAATTACAGGATATTTTTATTTTGGCGTTGCGATAGTATTATTTTTTTTCGCCTTGCTTCAATGCGCGTTTCATTCGTCGACAATATTGTTTTTCATTGATTTGTTTTATATTGTATTGTGCTTTTCTGGAATGGCCTGCCTAATTGTATTAATATTGGGCCAAGGTGTATTTTTCTGGATTAATCGAAAAAATGGGTTTTCCGTTCAATTTTTACGTCTAAAGACTGACATGTTGGGCGATGCAGATTACCTGGATCGGCTTCAATACTATGACAAGAAATGGTTGGGATACGGCCTGCTGCAATACAAGAGACATTTCAATAATTTAGATGGTCGTTTTAGTTTTTTTGTCGGAGATTTGCGAAAAATCGGTATATTCCCTGCGTTTATAGTTTTGGTGGCGACTGCATCAACATTAATAAAAAATAATGATTCAAAGTACTTCTGGGCGCCTTTGATATTTGCTGCAATTTTTTATTTGGCTGGAATCTTTGTTCGTGCTCGTCAAGAGCGTACACAGCAGGTGATTGATCTGCTCGATTACGCCATTTTTCATTCCGAGATGGTGACGGAGCAAAAATGATTTTTGACGATCAAGGTTGCTAACCCGAGATCGATGCTGTCTTTGAATCCTTGCACTTCGCCGACCTGTTGGGCGTTGGTTTTCGTAACGATGAAAGGCAAGGCGATTCCTCCTTCGGAACGATGGGTTCGGAAATGGAGAGCGGGTGGCGGGGTGTGGAGGTGACTCAGCAACGGTCCGCGCGAGTCGAAGTGCTGGCTCAGTCAGAACGAACGAACGCCTGCAAAGCGGCCTGATCGACCGGAGTGCCATCGGTGGTGATAGCAGCCACCGGTGGATACTTGAACACCTTGCACAGCGAGCCGATCTTCACCTTGGTCAGATAGCTCTGATCGCCGGTGAAGGCTACGATGTAGCGCTTGGCCGGCATTTTGTAGGTGTCGATGCTGGCGCCAAGTTTGTCGGCCGGATGGGTGATGCTCCAATGCTGGAATGCCGGCGTGTCGAAGAAATGCTGGATCTTGCCGAGCAGCGCGCGATAGTCCGAACCTGGCGGCTCATAGAGCAGTTGCCGGTACTTCACGTGCTGCCATTTCTGGGAGAAGTTCCACCACCACAGGAAATCCTGTGCGCTGACCAGAGGGTAGGGAGCTTCGTCGGCGATTGGTGCGTAGCGTCGATAGAGCGCGGTACCGGTCTGCTCGTTTGCGGCGATGCTGCCGAACAGACGAGGCAGGACCAGGGCATGCGGCTGTGCCAGGCTTTCAAACCCCAATCGTCGCGTGGCCTCCAACATCAAATCGGACCCAAACAACTGGTCACCGAGCTCTCCGGTGACCACTACTTCGTCGTACAGCCCGACTTTGCCGACGGTGCGTTCGACGGACAGCCTGCCGGCGATCTGGGCTTGGTAGAACCCTGGATTCTCGGCGATGCTGTGGCTCGACAGGTACACAGTGAGCCGGTCGAGTTCGTTGCCAGGCAAGGCTTTGAGCAAGGCGACTAGCGCCACGGTCGAATCGATCCCACCAGACCACATGACGTGCAGTCGCGCATGTGCATCGAGCAGCGCGCGCGCGCGTGCATCACAGCAGTGCGCGAAAGAGATCTGCTGTGTTGTTGTCGCATCGGGTATCGGACAGCAGGCGTCAAAGCGCAGAAGATCGGGGTTACATGCCAGGCGGGAAGTTGTGAGGACGCCTCGGATGACCTGGCGTAAACCGCTCGCGAACGGATTGCACTGCACCAGATTGCGGGCGACCAGTAAGTCAGTCATGGCCGCCGTACCTCACGAACAGCGCATCCAGATCGTGGTGATCACGTGCGGCACAAACAGCAGCCAGCGCATGTAGGCGGCGGACCTCGGACTGGACCAACGTGTCCTGTCGGTCGGCGTATTCCATCCGTACCCGCGTTGCCGCAGTGGCCAGCGTGGTGTTCCAGGCGGTAGCCATCGCGTTGAGCAGCGGTAACGCCTCACCATCACCGTGATCGTCCAACTGCTGGCATTGGGCATGGGCGAGATCAAGTACCTGGTCCTGTAGTGGCAACGAGCGTGAGGCGAATACAGTCCGTTGCGCTCGCAACGCCGCATGCACTTGGTCAATCAGTAGCAACCGTCGGTAGTGGAAGCGGTAGTCGTGCAGATCTGGTGGTGCGGCTTCCACCACGCTGCCGCGCAGCCGGTATCGATACGGGGTGAGGTAGCTGAAGTCGTCTGGCACTTCCCCCCAGTGGTGGAAAGGTTCGTAACGCTCGTCGATTTCGCGGGCAAGGTGCTGTCGATCAATGTCGACGTAGTTGATGACATACAGGATCACACCGGTCGGCATGAACTGCAGACCGGCCATTTGCAGGTACATGATCATCTCCCTGGATTAACCATCTGGTGGGGACGGTGGTGGCGGAGGCGGAGGCGGAGGCGGAGGTGGAGGTGGAGGTGGAGGTGGAGGTGGAGGTGGAGGCGGAGGCGGAGGCGGAGGCGGAGGTGGAGGTGGAGGTGGCGGTGGCGGTGGCGGTGGCGGTGGCGGTGGAGGTGGAGGTGGAGGTGGAGGCGGAGGTGGAGGCGGAGGTGGAGGCGGAGGCGGAGGTGGAGGTGGCGGTGGAGGTGGAGGTGGAGGCGGCGGCGGAGGAGGTGGTGGCGGTGCCGGTGGTTTGTAGTTCGCCAGTGCGTTGGTGATCGCGGCATTGATCAATGCTTCAATCGCCTGCACGAGCTGATTGAGTGCGTTGTGATCGGGGGCGAGGCCACCGGCCAGGATCACGTTGCGGATCTCTTCGCTGACCTGATAGAACCAGTAATCCCCAGGTGTCGTTGCCGGTGTATTGGTGGTCGGATTGCCGTCGGTCGGATAACCGATTGACGGATTGGCGGGTAGAACGGGGGGAGTTTGGGCGGCATTGGCCTCCCAGACGCGGTTGTCCATGTGATCTCCTACGTGTAGCTGAAGAGCAGCGTGGTGTGAGCGGGCTTGAGCCGCCGCATCACGCACTCGAGCAATGTGTTGCGCCAGGTCGCCAGCGGATCGCAGACACGGCCATTGACCGTGAGCGTCCTGCGCGTGTCCCCGAGCGGTGCGTGGATCGTCCAGGTGTAGACCCAGCGGCCATTGGTCAGCGGGTTGTTGACCGGCGAGATGACGGTGTCGATGGCCTGCCAGCCCTCGGTGATCGTGATGGTGGAACCCAATGTGCGGGCCACGGCCACGAAGTAGGCGCGCGACTGGCCGCCGATCTGGGTGAGTCGTGAGACCAGGGCGGTCCGTCGCTGTGCAAGCGTCTGTTGACCGCTGAGCGAGGTGACGCACAGATCGGGCAAGCCGGCGACACGTTCCCAATCGGGAAACAATGCATCGGTGGTGCGCGGATCGGCCTCCTCGATGAGTTGCCAGCTGCTGGCATCGCACCGTGCCAGTTCCTGTGCCAGGCCGGTCAGTAATCGGGTGATGGCCGCGTCGGGGTCATCGGTCCAGGCTGGCCCATAGGGCAGAAGTTTTTGCAGCGATGCCAGGTAGTCGGCGGCGTTCAGTGGCTGGCTGATCTGTTGCATCACTGCCATGCCACCTTGCCCATGACTGGGATCTGGCTGCTCGGCAACACGACGTTGGTGATCGGCGTGAGCAGGACGTAATCCCATTCCTGGGCTGCAGAGGAAATCGCAGAGCGCATGTGCGACAGCAGGATTGTGCCGCCGGGCTGACCTTCACGGGCGAGCAGATCGGTCAGCTCGGCCACAACGGCCTGTTGAACCGCCAGGGTGTTGGGACTCAATCCTGCGATTGCAAAATTGATCGGCACGGCGAGCGGTGCATAGACCGTCACATGTGCGGTGACCGGGCGAACCGTGTCGATGTAGGTCGCCACGGCTGCGATTTGCGCGGTCGAGGGAAGGATCGCGGCGCCGGTGCCATTTCCATCGCAGACGAACGCCACGCCCACGGTGCCTTCTCCGAATTGTTCGGCCACGACCCAGGCGCGTGTAGCACCGCCGCCGGGTGCTGCCAGGGTCCATTGCACGTAGTCGTTGGCATCTCCGCCTTGCGGCGGTTTTTGGATGCGGTTGAGTAGTTTCTCGCGCAGACTATCGTCTAACTCGCGGTCGCCGCCGCCGCTCAGCGCGCCGAGGACGGCCGTGGTCTGCACGCCCAGTACCGGGGTGACCAGATTGACCGTCTGCCCGGCGTAGTTGTTGCTGGCGGCGGACGGGACGACTGCGGTGACGCTGGTCGTGGCCTGGAGCCCACTGACTGTGATGTCGGCTGTCGTTTGGAACTGTGTGCCATCGAGCGTTTGCACCAGAGTTCCGACCGGAATGTCTGCTGCATTCGGGGCCACGGTGAAGGTGATGGTGCCGGTGGCGGGGGTTGCGGTCAGGCGCTGCACGCGCCAGATGGATGCCCAGCGTTCGAGGAACTCGGCCTCGGCGGTGTCGATGATGATCTGGCGGCTGATCCATTCGATAAAACCGTATAACCCATGGGCCACGCCCGCCAGGACGCGGGCGTAGACCTGCGCGTCGGCGCGTCGCAACACGTTGTCCTGCTGCAGCCGTTGGAACACGTCGTTCGTGGTGCGATTGATCAGGTCCGACAGGGAGGGACGGTTAAACATTCAAGAGACTCCAGAGGTTGTCGAACCTCAGCACGGCGTTGGCGTTGCCATCGGCGGCGAACAGCGTGCATTGCAGGGCCAGCGTGGACAGATCCTGGCGCTCGGCGCGCACGGCGATGCGCGCAGCGACACCGTCCTCGATCAGCCACTGCAGGGCTTCTTCGGCGTAGTCCTGTGCGCGTTGCACCGTGCTTGGGGTGAGCTTGGCGCGCGCCAGCAGCCACAGACGTGAGCCGATGCGGTCGTTGGCCACCACGGGATAGGTGTCGCCCCACCAGCCCATGCGAAAGCCACGCGGGTCGGGCAAGGTGTCGTCGGCATTGGCCCGTCGCCAAGTGAACAAGCTGATGAGGACGGCGCGCACCAACGGATGGACCTTGTCGTTGTCGATGTCCTGGAGCAGGCCGAGCGGGGTTGTCTGGCCGCCAAAAACGGCGGTCAGGGGCATGGCGTCGCGCATGGTGTGGACGTGGGTCTATTGCGTTGAATTGGGCGGTTTGCTGGTGAAGCTGTCGCCGTGACTGTCGGTGCCGCTGTGCGTGTGGCCGTTGAAAACCGCACGCATACCCACCATGGTTTTGGTGCCGCGTTGATCGCCGACATCTTGTGCCGCCGTGATGCTGGCCTCGCAGGTGATGTTCTGCGTGACGTCCAACGTTCCGACCACCTTGCTGTTGGCATTGATCGTGAGGCCGGCGTTGAAGGTCATGACCCCGCTGCCGTCACCTTGCAGTACCACGGTCGATCCGGCCTTGTCGGTCAGCTTGATGCCATTGCGCATGAGGTAGACCGATTGCCCCTGGTCGTCATGCAGGATGACTTCGCCGCTCTCCAAGCTTTTAACGCGATAGCGTCGGTCGGCCACGCACATGACGACGCCATGGGAGCGGTCTCCATCGAGGAACAGGGCGATGCATTCGGCGCCGGGCTGAGGATGGCTGGTCAAGCCATACGGCTCGAAATGCTCGACGTCGGCCTTGGATTCGCCGGCCAGCAGGCGTAGTTGCAGGCTTTGCATCTTGCTCGCCGCGTTGACCAGGGACACGGTGCCTCTGGCGACCATGTTCGATAGCCGCCTGGCATAGGGCGCCATCAGACGGTTGAACTCCATCATCTGTGCTGTCTCATTCCACATCGGCCCAGGTGTCGGCGCCGCCGTGCTTGATGCCTTTGCCTGACTTGGCCGCCTTGGAGCGGTAACCATCGGGGGGACCGACACGCAGCTGCGTGCGCAGTCCGTCTTCGTCGAGCAGGTAATGCGCCTCGGCAATGACCATGGTCTGGTCGAAGCCGATCAGCGCGTCGCGCACAGTCACCAGCAGGTTCGGCATCCACAGTTGTCCGTCACCTTGGCGCCAGCCGGCGACCGTGTACGTGGTTTCGAGCGCCTTGGCGGCGCGGTGTGCGCGTTCGTACAGCGCGCGGTCCTGACAGGTGCCGGCATCGGCATGGCCGGCCTGCTTGAGGACCAGGACACGGAAGCGTTTGGAACGTGCATCGGCCAGACTGGCGGTGACCGGCGTGCCGGTGTCGGCGATGCCTCCTTCCAATTCGGCCATGTCGTCATCGTCACCCTGGACCTCGTTGGCATCGACGCCAAAGTCGCCGTCATTGCCTGCACGCTGGCCTTTGACGACATAGCTGGACATCACCGTCTTGAAGTCGAGTTCGCAGCTGCCGTCTTGGATGTTCTGGCCCAACTCGAGCGTGGTGGTGGCAGTGCCGGTGCTGCCGACATCGATGAACACCAGATCGCCCAGGGCATTGTCGGTGGACAACACATGGCGCAGGCGCATCAACCGGTCGATGCTCTCGAATACGGTTTCCCCGATCTGGACGTGGTGTTCGGTGATCGGCGCGCCGGTATCGATTTCGGTCAGCACGCGCACGCCATAGGGGGCGGCCAGCGCGGCGGCGATGGTTTCCAGTTTGGCGTTACGCCAGACGTTGGTGTTGGCCGCTGCCGGCGTCACGACGGTGCCGGTCTTGCCGTCCTTGCCTTTGACGTCTGCCCACAGGCTGTGACTTGCGGTCGGTGCGCGGCCGGTATCGGGCGTGCAGCAGTCGACCAGATCGCAGGTGCGGCTGCGGCCTTTGACGGTGACGCTGATGCGCTGGCCGTCATATTGGATCGGGGTGGCATCGACATAACCGGTCAGTACCAGGTCGTTGCCGATGAAAACCTGGCAGGCGTCAAAAGGACGGATGCGACGCCACAGTGGTGGAGCCGTGTCCGCCGTTGCTGCTGCTGTCGATCCTGGCCAGCGATCCGTGACTTCCAGTTCGAAGCTACGCGCCTGTCGCTCGATCCCAGCTTCGATGCGGATCTTCTTCCAGCCGCTGAAGTCCTGGCCTCCCACCACCAGACGCACCCGATTCTCCGGCTGACCGACCGGATCGCCTGCATCACGGGTCGTCATGTCAGGCTGCAATCACGCAAAGCGCATTTGGAGGGACGAAGCCTGGATGGCGGATACCGTTGCGTAACTGGATCTCGGCATCGCGCGAGGCATCGGCATACAACTCGTAGGCCAGGGCCAGCATTGGCATCGTCTCCGGTGGCGTCCAGGATGTCAGGCGTGCCGCGCTCTGCGCTCGTGTCGTCAAGTCCGCATAGATCGCTGCGCTGGCTGTCTGCAACGCCTCGTAGGCGGCGTCTGCGCAGCGGTGCATTTCGGCGTCGAGGGTGGAGAGCAGTGTGTCGCGCGCCGCCAGCATCCTGTCTTGGGTGACCTGCTGTGGGGTGATCGGCGTGCTGCCCTGCGGCTGGCTGATGCCGGCTTGCACGCTGTCCTGCTCGGTGCCGACCAGGGACGAAATGCCCACGGCCTGCACGAGTAGCAGTTGTCGACCCAGGTTATACAGCGCGCCGGCATTGGTATCGATCTGTCGGCGTGAGGGTGTGGCCGCGATGATCGTGGGGCGTGCCAGCATGGATTTCGACGCCACCGTTGTGGTGAGCAACTTGACCACGTTGGACCAGGCCGCGACGGTGCCTGCGCTGCCGGACATGCCGAAGGCAGTGAGCAGCGTGTGCCCCAGCATTGCTGGATTGCGCAGGAAAGAGGCCGCCTGGGTAACCAGATTGGCGAGCGAGTTGGCTTCGGATGAGAAATTCGTCAGCACTTGCGCGCTCTGGCCTGCTCCCACGACACCCAGCATGGTGGCCAGTTGTCCTTGGGCGGCTGCTGCGACGAAACTCTGGAAGCCGGCGACCGTGAAGTTGTCCGTGAAATCTTGGATCGCCGCCGTGGCCAGTCCATCGGCAGCGAGCCGGCTGGCTGCCTGGGTGGAGCGAGTCGGATTGGGGAAGGTGAGGTCGCCGGACTCGACGAAGGACAGGGACACGGTCGCCACGCCCAGCGCTGCATCGAAGCGTACGCGTGCCGGTGCTGATAGGCACACCTGCATCGTGCCCAGCCAGGGATGCACGAGCGTGCCTGGTCCGGCTGTTTCCAGCATGGAGAGTAAGGCATTGGCTTGATCGATGTAGTCGGTGCCGATCAGAAAGGCGTCCAGGGCGATTTCGCGGGTGGCGCGGCCGAGGTCCTCGACCCAGGGCGTGTCGCGCTGGGGGTACTCATGGATCTGCACGCGACGACCGACACCACAGTCGGCGCCATTGACCTGGAACGCCATCCCGCGAAAGGAGGCCGGATGCAGGGAGTCGGAATACTTGGCCATTAGAGTCGTCCAGCGCTATGGCATCAGCAGCGCATGCGCGCTGTAACCGGCATCGACATTGATCGGCATGGTGCCGCCACGAACCTGCTCGACGCGCGAGCCGGCGGGCAGACCATCGATCTTGATGTTGACCTGGCCCTCCACTTTGGAGGTGCCGGCTGATTTCCCCAGCAAGGAGGGCCGGTCGCCGGCAACGGGGGATGCCAGCGCCGAAAAGGGTGTGCCTCGGGAAGGACGGCTGGGCGCGGGGTCCACCGATGCGTGGTCCTCGGCGCCGATGCCGAGGGCATGACCGACGGACTTGGCCGCATCGACCATCCAACTCAATTTGTCCGACAACCAACTGACGAAATCGCCGAACCACGTCTTGAGCGGCTCCCAGTGTTCAATGATCGTGTTGGCGATCCAGCCAATCGGACCGAGGCAGGTGAGGATCAGTTCGCCATGCGCCTTGATCCAGTTCCAGAAGCTGTTGAACCAGCCCTTCACCGTGTCCCAGTTTTCGACGATGAGCCAGGCTGCCGAGGCGATGGCGAGGATGATGCCGAGGGGGTTGGCCATCATGGCGGCGCCAACGGCGCGAATGCCACCGGCGACCAGGGCAAAGGCGCTGGACATCAGGCCACTCATGGAAACGGTCGTGGTGGTCAGCAGTGTCCAGCCCGAGCGCAAGAGCGCCAACGGACCAGTGACCAACTGTGATGCGCCCAGTCCCATGCGTAGCATCGACAGCAGCGCTGCATTACTGGCGACATAGGCTCTGGCTGCCATCCCCAGCAACGCGATCCCCGCGCGCCCGACGGAGGCGACTAGACCGCCCAGGGCCATGATGGTCTGGGCATTCATCACGACCGCCAAACCGATCAGGGCATTGCGCGGGCCGCCGACGAAGTCGACCAGCTTGCCAATGCCGTGTCCGAGCGCCAGCACACTGCGGGCCATGCCGCGCCAGTCGATGCTGGACAACCCGCGCCCCAAGTCCTTGGCGATGCGACCGACCTCGGCGGACACCAGTTTTTTGTTGGCCGCCATCCAGTCGTTGAATCCATCCAGCAGCGGTTTGATCGCCGGCACCAGGTTCTTGGCAATGATGATCTGGAAACCCTTACTGACGATCTCCAGATCGCGCAGCGATTTGGCGAATTCGCGCGAGCGACCAATGTCTTCCTCGTTCATGACGCCCTTGAAGCGGGACATGCGCGCCTGTGCTTGTTCGATGCCTTCGCCACCGGCCTCCAGCAGCGGTACGATTTCCTGCCACTTCTTCCCGAACAGCGCCATCCCCATGCGCGCACGCACGGCGGGATTTTCGTTGCGCACGAAGGCGTCGGCCAGCTCTGGCAGCACGCCCATGCCCGAACGCAACTGACCGGACGCATCGTGCATGGCGATGCCCAGATGGGTCAGTAGTGCGGCCGCTTCCTTGCCCCGTCCGTTGGCCGCTCGTCCTAGGGTCAGGTTGAGTTTGCCCATGGCCCCTTCCATCTGTTCGACCGCCACGCCGTTTTGTTCGGCGACGTACTTCATGCGCTGGAACTGTTCCACGCTCATGCCAGCGCGCGTGGCGCCGTGATGCACGGCCTCGCCCAACTCGGCATAGGTGTGCACCGCATCCTTGACCTTGGCCAGGCCAAAACCGGCCGCCAGACCGCCGACGATGCCGATGGGCAAGCCAAACTTGCTCGCCAGACCGGAGGCGGACTTGCCGATATCGGTGAGGTATTTGCGCGCGGCTTGTGCGGGGGCCTCGACCGACTTCAGCGCATGGATGAGGCTTTGCGCATTGGCCGACAAAATGGCCTTGAGTTCAAAACGATCAGACATGATGGGGCGTGTATTGGGATGGCATCACGGACTGTCCTGCAGGCGCTGGGCGATGCGCTCGGCGTGTTGGTTCCACAGTTCGAATTCGGCCAGGCTCAAACTCAGGACGTGGCGCGGGGAAGTCTTGAAGAACCAGGCGACTTCGAAGACGCGTTCGGTGAGTTGCTCACTCGATCCGGCGGTGCTGTGTCTTCCCCGAAAAAACCCAGCACCGCCTGCGTGGCGCGGCCAAAATCACCCAGCGACAGTGCTTTGACGCTGGACAGTGGAATGGCGGCCAGTCGCGCCACGTAATGGGCGACCACATTCATCCGCACTTCGACGGCAGGCTCTTCCATGCCATTGCCGGGGAGCAGTCGCATCGGTTGCCCGAGGTCGATCACATCGGCCGTGGTGGGATGGCGCAGGATCAGGCAATCGATTTCTTCGCCGTGTGCGATCACCGCGTAGCTCAGGGGAAGCGTGAGAGATTCTTGCGTCGAAATTGGATGACTCATTGGTTGTTACTCCATTGTCCCTGGCTTCCCGAGAATTCGATCTCGATCGTGCCCTCAATCGGTTTGGCTTTTGGCTCGCCACGCACGAAGGCGTTGGAGAGCGTGTAGACGACACCGTTAGCCAGTTCAGCGGTCACGGTGAGGGTGGTGTTGGTGCGCAGGGTGTTCACCGGGAAATCCGGGGTGAACAGCGCCAGCACCTTGATGTAGGGCTCCAGTGCCGTTTCCTTGAAGCCAGCCGGCCCGGACAGGCCCATGACGGCCTCGCGCTTAAATTCGGTGAGTGGGATTTCGATGTCGCCGGAGATTTCGAACTGTGCGCCGTCGATCTTGATGAAGCAGATGCCTGCAATGCGTTGTGCCATGGCTGAATCCTGTCAGTTCACGATCTGGTTGGTCGGGTACTGCAGGCGGAACTGGTTCAGCACCGCGAACACCCGCAATTGATTGACGTAGTCCGGCGGGAACAGCACATTGATGCGGTTGGTATCGCGGGGATCACGCTCGACGATCAGGTGCTGTTTGAAGGTGTCCAGGTTCTCGACGATGCCCAGGTATTCCATCTGGCCGTAGATGGCGCATAGCTCGCCCTTGATCACCGCCGGGGTCACGATGGCCTGGCCTGCGGCGAAGCGGGTGCCGTCATCGGCCAACTTGTGCCTGGGGTACTTGGAGGTGATCACGCTCTTGAGCGCACGTAGCACATAGACCGAGGTGTGCAGGGTTTCCGAATCCAGATAGCTGCTATCGGGGGCGCCGAAGCTGTTTTTCTGGTAGGTGGTGATGGCGCGCTCTATCCGAAGCTGGCCACCAGAAACGAAGCTGGTGGCGATCCCGAAGTTGAGTAGCGCCTGCCTGTCCTCGAACAAAAAGCGGTTGCCCGCACGCGGTGCAAGCAGTCCCAGCAACGGTGTGGTCTGCGTTGGGCGCGCAGGATCGGCTGCGATGTCCACGGCATTGGCGCCACCGTAAGCGGCTGCGTATTCCCAGCAGGGATTGGGGCAATCGGCATCGATGGCAGCGAGGGTGTGGTGCTGGTCGTTGCGGGTTATGCCGAAGGCGACCAGATTGCTGAGCGTGCCGCGCAGGGCGCTATAGGCATGGCCATAGATCTGCTTGGCGTAGGACCAACGGCCGGTGATGTCGTCCAGTTCCAGTTGCAAGTCAGTCAGTGCTAGTGCATTGGCATAGGGGTGGATGATGAAGTCGTAGGTGTCATCGCCCATGCCGGGGATGGCGGTGGTGACCATCGACGGATCGGTTAATCCACCGGACAGTGTCGGGCCGGAATAGGCCAGGCTCACCCCCGCCGGTACGCTTTCCCCGGCACTCCAGCCCAGGAAGGAGTCGAGGATGGTGATGTCATTAGCGCTTTGCCCGCTCCACTTGCTGCCGAGCATGACCACGGCCGAGCTTTCGACAATGGATGGCATCGGGTGTATGGCATCGGAGTTCTCGCCGATCCAGGCGGTCAACGGCAGGTCTGCGGTGGCATTGATCCTGCTGACCATGTTGGTGGCAATGTCGGTGGTGCTATCTCCCATCTGGACGCCGACACTGACGCGCTGACCGGCGATGTACAGGGCGATGGCCCCTGGTGCAGTGGCCTGGCCGTTGATGACGATGGTACCCATGGCCGGGGTGGACGCCGGGTCGTCCCGCACCCCAATGCACCACAGGTTGCACGAACCGGCATCCTGCAAGCGATAGAAGGCCACCATGCGCGCCAGCATCGAACCCTGGCCGAACAGGACCATGGCCGACTTCGGATCGGTGACCAAGACGGCTGTGTTCGGTGTCGCCGTTCCCGAGTACAACATCTGACCGATCAGCAACGTATTCAGTGCTTGCCCGCCCAGATTGGCCTGACTGTTGTCCATCTCCGCATAGAACAGCGGCACGCGCTGGTTGGAGGGGATGTGTTCGAAAGAAATGCCGCTCATGTCGTCCTCTGAGAAGCGCTGGCCGCATCAGCGGTGGCCGGTGGTGGTGGAGTGTTAGTCGATACCGCAGTGGGTGAGGGAGCGACTGAAGTAGGCGCAGCAGCGGTCGTTGCAGCGGCGCTCTTTGCCGCATCGCCTGCTGGCGCGAGCGTTGGCGGTGTTTCGCTCAGCGTGATGTCGCCCTCGTGCAGTCGGCGTTGCCAGTATTGGGTCACCGGGCCGATGTTTTGGCCTGTCGCCGGCAGTAGGGTGCGTGTGCCTGGGATGGGCACTGAGCGGCCCGGTTTGGGAATGGCGTACATATTTGGCTCCAATGCAAAGTGCCCGCGACGACCTGCAGCCGTGGCGGGCGGTGATGAACAACGTTGCAGACCTTTGCGATCAGCTCACGGAACGGAAAGGTTGAATTCCACGCGCCCATCCGGACCGCGCTCACGCGGTGCGCGCACGGTGGACTGTGCGAGATCGCTGTTGGGGTTGGTCGGATAGGTGGCGGTGGGATCGAAGATGGGCGTGCCGACGTCGACTTCGAGGTTGACGGCGGAGCCGGGTAACCATTGGCCTTGAGCATCCTCGGTGCCGAAGGTGGGCAAGGTGCTCAATGCACCAGCTTCCCAACCATCGCTGGCACCAATCCACATGTGCGCGCCGAATTCGAACTGATACCAAAGTCGGGCGCGATCCATCGCCAGCAAGCTACCGCCCTCATAGAAGATGCCGTTGTAATCGGTGGCTGGATTGACGGTGTTGACGGGGCCGGGTATCCAGCCAAGCAGGGCACGCCAAATTTCGGCTCGGATGGCATGCACACCGTCGCAGGCATGTTGTCCCTTTTCGTCGGTCCGGTTATCCAGTGCCACGATCACGCCGAAGCTGTCGGTCATGTCCTGTCCGACGGCGTTGAGGGCCGTCGGAGGTTCGGGCCTGTCGTCCAGCGGAATCACAAAGGCGCACGGGACCGGCAGTGCGCTGGCTTCTTGCACCGGCTTGAATTGGGCAGCGCCGGCCACCCGGCCACTAAACGATGGGCACAGCGCGCGCAATTGCGCGACGATGCGTTCGAGCTGCATGGCGTCTGCGTGTCTCAGCGAGGACGCAGCGCCTGGCGCAGCGCATCACGCACTTGTTCGCGGATCTGGTTGCCGCGATTGGCCAGGGCGGTGGTCATGAAGTTGCCGCGCGCGCGGATGTTGCGTGTCGTGCTGCCATAGAACAGCACGGCCGGGTAATAAAAGTTGCCGGGGATGGCACGCACGCCCACCTTGATCCAGCCGCCCTTGGAGCCCTTGCCGATGACGCCAATCGCGCGACGCATGGCGCCTGTCACTTGGCCGGGAAATTCGCCAGGTTCGGAGACCACCCGTGCTGACACCAGGGTGCGCGCCTCCTTGCGCACGACGGCTGCGCCCTTGACCAAGGCACGGCGCATGGCCTTGCGGTCGTAATCGATTGTGCGATGGAATTTCAAACCGACGTACAGCTGTATGCCGGCGATCTGTCCCTGTGTACTGTCGTGTTCCATGGTCGTTCTCAGGCAATGGGAGCGCCAAGCACCATCGCATCGATGGCGCCCAGGTCCTTGGTGGTGATGCGGATGAAAAGGTCCGCATCCTGGAAATTTTGTGCATCGAGGATGCGATAGCGATGCCGGTGGTACTCGATCACCCGGTCTTGCGAAAAGTAATCCGCTGTCGTTTCGGCGCCGTAGCGCACCCAAAAATAGTGGGTGGGCTCTTCGGCGGTGGTGACTCCCATGCGTGATGCGATTCCGCGAATGGGCTCGACTTTGGCCCAACGGCTAATCGCCGCATCGAAGAGCGCGTCGATGTTGAAGTTGATGCTCGGCGCGTCTGTCCAGCGGTAGATCACGATGCGCCGATTGAGTTCTCCGGTATCGGGGAGTAGGAGGGCTTCACTCATAGCAAGACAATTCGGTAAGGGTCCAACAGCGCATCCACGTAGGGCAGCTTGCTCATATTTCCGCGCGTAAATGCCACCTCGCCACGCTGGTTGTAGAGGCTGTCCACACGCAACTTGATCCAGTGTTTGATGCCCTCTGGCACCTGGGTGGAGTCCGCGTAGCCGGCGAGGAACTGGACATTGACCGCGCCGATCTGCGGCAGGGTCGGTTGCCAGGTCTGGCCGAAGATCGGTGTGATGCGTGTCAGATCATCGGTGGAGGTCACCACGTAGTCCGTGGGCGGCAGCGTGACGAGATTACGATTCATGTCTTGGTAGACGATCGACGTCACGGCTTGCACTGGCCCCTTCGCAATGAGGATGGCGTGTTCGGGGATGGAGTAAGTCGTACCTGCCGGCACGCCAATCAGGCTCGGACCTGGGAAAGCGTCCAGCACCAGATTCCAGGTGGCCGAGAGCAACTGACGGTTGGTCAGTGTCTCGGCCATCTGCCTGGCACTGCTGATGAGTGCCAGGATGAGCGCGTCGTCCTCAGCGACGTCCACGCGCAGGTGCAGTTTGACTTGCGCCAGTGAGACCGGCTCGGCGATGCCCGTGAAGGCATCCACCGCCGGTGGTGTCACCAGATGGAATGGCATCAGCCTGGGGTGTCAGTGCTTGCCGAGGCGGTATCCGGTGGCGTGGTCGCAGGCAGATCGGTCGGTGCAGTTGCAGGGACCTGCGGTGCGGTCGTTGGTGCATCCGTCGCTTGCGCGTTGACCGTTGCAGACACTGCCACATCGGCGGTGACACACGCGGTGTCGGTTGCAGCCGTGGGCGTCGTGTTGGCGATTGCCGTCGGGTTCGCAACCGCGGTGGAGTCAGCACAAGGGGTTGTCGCCGAGGTGGGCGCAATGGTGATTGGGTCATTGGCTGCGGTCGTGCCGACGGTACCGACAATGCCGGTGGCAGTGGTGCCACTGTCAGCGGCTTGGCCCGGCGTTGCTGCGCTGGTCTGTGCGGAGGTGTCGGTGTCGCTGGTGGGTTGCTGCACCGATCCCTGCGCGAGGCTTTGGTCGGTCTGTGGGGTGTCGGTGCGTGTGGCGGTGACATCGATCACCACGATCTGAGCGTGTCCGGCTTCGACGTGGGCGAGGGTTTCGTCATTGGCAGGATAGGTCTGGCCCTTGGCGTACTTGACGCATTGCACGCCTGCACCGTTGACGTGGAAGAAGTCGGCGAAATAGCGGATGAGATCCATGGAAAAACTCCTTTGATGAGGGTGGAGCGGTTGGGGAAACGGTGTGGATGAGGGCTGATCCAAGATCAGCCGGTGATCTGCAATACGGATGCAGCGTTGAGAGCGCTGGCAGGTTCGAAACGTGGATTGATGCCCAGCAGCAGACCAGCGATGGTGCCGACGGAGGAGAGCGTGATTTGCAATTGCACGAAGGCGTAGCCGTTGTTGGTGTCGAGTTCATCGACCGAGCAATCGATCAGCGCCTGCAGGTTGGCCGCATTGCCGATGGTGATCGGCGTCAGCGCTTTGGCTTGGCCATTGGCGGCAGTGATGAGTTTGGCGTTGGTGCCTGTGGCGTCGAGTGCTTGCAATAGCTGTGCGTTCAGCACGCCGCCTACGTTGGCACCGATCACGATCAATGCCAGCAGGCGATGGACGTTGCTGACAGCGATCCAGTCGGTTTGCGCAGTATTGGCGTTGACGGGGCTCGTGCTGCCCACAATGGCCAATTGCTCCGACCCCTTGGTATTGGGAAAACCCATGGAATGTCCTTGTGTGTGTGATGTGGGTTCAGCGCGCGCCGAGCTGGACAAAAGGCGAGAGCGTGGCTACGCCCTTGGCGGGTGCGACGGCCTGTGCGATCTTGCTTTGCCCATCCATGCGGAAGGTCGTGCGGAAGGCCACCGCATCGGCATCGAAGTACAGATGCATGCTGGTGGCGCTCTGCAGGCCGCCGGCCTTGGTGATCGTCTGGTAGTACCGCAGGTCTACCAGCAGCACGTCACCTTGACTGGAGAGTGGGGCAGGGTGCTGGGAGAAGATCACCGGCATTCCCAGCAAGGTATTGCGCTGCACCTGTGTGAGCGAGCCGCCGAGGTTGATCTGGTAGCCAATGGGCATGAATGCCGGCATGCCGTTCCAGGTGATGCCGTAGAGCTTGGCTTGGACCGACTTGTTGATGATCCATACGCCCCTGTTCTCAGAGCCAGGCATGAAGCGCGACTGCATGTTGAGCAGGTTCTCCAGCGACAACGTCTGGCTGGCCTGATTCTGATCCTTGGGCACGGTGATCACCGCGCCGGACTGGAAGGCGCCCAGCGGAACGCCATCGCCTTGTCCGTTGAGGATGGCCTCGTTGGTCTTCCAGCGGATGCGTTCGGCGATTTGCTGTGGCAGATAGGAGGTCAGTGCGTTGGTGTCCTCCAGCAACTCGGAGGTGATCGGCACCAGTGTCATGAGCTTTTTGAGTCGCAGGGTGGTCAGGCCCAGTTGCGGCTTGGTCGCCTGGGCCACCGACGCTTCACCTTGCCAATAGGCCCGCACGCCGTTCGATCCCCACGGCGTGGTCTCATCCCGAGGAAAGGCGATGCTGTTGCCGGAGATCTCGACGTTGTCGGTCATGGGCAGCAGACCGTCCTCGCCTAGCGAGAGGGTGAAGATGTCCTGGGAAAACTGCGGCGGTATGGCAAAGCCGCCGTCCACGCCGGCCGATTCATTGGCTGCCAGTCCGGGAGCGACGGCGCCGATTCCGGACCCCACCAGCAGCCGCTCGTCGACCATGCCGCCTGAGCGACGTGCGCTCTCGGCTTGTCGCACGGATTTGAGGAATTCACCGACGCTGGCAAAGCCGCGACGTGGGTCGAGTTCTCGGTTGTCGCTGACGCTGATGATGCTCGCGCCGGCCGGCATGCTGACGGCAGCAGGAGACGGCGACGCGGCGGCGCTTGATGCCAACGCCACCGCGACGCTGGCCGAGCGTGCTTCATCGGCTACCAGGCTCATCTCCCGGTCGATGGCGGCAGACGCTGTTTCGATCTGCGCGCGTAGTGCGTCGAAGTGGCTGACCTCTTCGACCGTCAGATCGCGGTTCTCGGCGGCGGCGCCTTCGGTCAAGGCGCGGGCTTCCTTGACGAGCTTGGCCTTCTTGGCCTGAAGTTCTCGTAGGTGTTTGCTCATTGCGGGTTCTCCAAATGAAAAAACCCGTGCGGGTGAGCGCGGGTATAAAAAAAGCCGCCGAGGCTTCCCTCAGGCGGCTGTGCGTTGGTTCTGCCCGGTCATGTCGGACAGTGGGGAATTCACATCAAGGCCAGCGTGTTCCTGGCTTGGGTGAGGCGGGACGTGGCGCGGCTCTGCGCGCGGCCACGCTTTTGCATCATCGCGATCACGTCATCGAAGGTCGCGATGCCATCGACCATCTTTTGGCCCAGGGCCGCGTCTGCGCCCAGCACGCGGCCCTGGCCCATGCCATCGCGCACGCTTGCAATCGGCTGGCCACGCCCTTTGGCGACGGCTTTGGTGAACGCGCCGTAGTAGTCATCTACGCGCGATTGCATAAAGCCAAGCGCTTGCTCGTCCAGCGGTCCGTATGGATTGCCTTCGACCTTGTATTTGCCAGCCGAGATCAAGGTGGGGGTGACGCCGTCAGCGGCCAGCGCTTGCGAATAGTCGAAGTGCGCTTGCCACACCCCGATGGAGCCGACTTCGCCGCCGGGGGTGACGTACAACTCCCCAGCGGCGCAGCCGATCCAGTAGGCCGCGCTGGCGGCCAGGCTGTTGGCCACGGCCACGACCGGCTTGGTCGAGCGCGCCGACTGGATCTGGTCCGCCAGTTCGGCAACACCGTAGACGCTGCCGCCGGGGCTGTCGATGTCGATCAGGATCTGGCTGACCGTGTCATCGGCGAGCGCCTGGCGCAAGGCGGCACCAAGCAACTGCGTGCTGGTGGTGCCAGGGCCAGACACATCCTCGACCATGTTGCCGCGCTGTGTCACCACGCCATACAGCGGGAGTATCGCGATGCCATCGCCTGACGCCGATTGCGCACTTTGACGTTTGATCTGACGTGCCTGGCGGTCTGCCATCACGCGCTCGAGGAGGTCTTCACCGGCCGGCGCATGCTTGCTCCAACGGTCAAACACGGCAGTCAGCGCATGCAGATGCTCGGGCATCAAGGCCCAGGGGGTGGTCAGGAACTCGGCCAGCAGTAGTTCCCCGCGCATGTCACGTTTCATCGTCATCGTCTTGTTCGTTGATCTTGCTGGGTTCGGCGTTGTCGTCATCCGGCGGCGCTTGTGTCGGTGTGGGCTGCTGATTGGGGCCGGTGGCGCCCATGTTGAGCGCCACCAAGGGTTCGTCCAATCCAGGCAGCGGTGCGTAGTTCTCGGCCATGCGGACCTCATTGCGGGTAAGCGCTCCCATGCTGACCATCGCCGAGTAGTAAGTCGCTCGGCTGTTGGCGTCACCGCGCATCAAGGCCGCGAAATCGAATTCGCAGTCCATGTCTTCTTCATCGAGCATTAGGTCGGCGCGGATGCTGGCTTCCCAGCGCTCGGCCCAGGGGCGCATGGTGTAGCGGACGAACTCGATTGACTGCTGTTCGATGTTGTTATTGGTCGCACGATCGAGGTCCGCAATCATGTGTGGCGGAACACGGAACAAGCGCGCAATGTCGGTGACCTGAAATTTGCGTAGCTCGAGGAACTGCGCTTCCTTGTTGGTCACGCCGACCTCGTGGTACTTCATGCCTGCTTCCAGGACCAGCACCTTGCCCCGGTTCATCGCGCCTTGCGCGTGCTGGTAAGACTCTCGGAAGTTGTCGCGGGCAGGTTTGTCCTTGAAGGTGCCGGGGTATTCGATCCAGCCGCCCGTGGGCTTGGCATCGTTGGCAAAAAAGCGCGAGCCGTACTCCTGGGCGGTGAGCGCCAGGCCAACACTCTCGCGCGCCATCTCGATAGGCGACAGGCCGATCATGCCGTCGGAGGACAGCCCCCGCAGATGCCAGACAGCGCCGCGCGGCAGAATGGTCTGATTGCCGAAGCGGTCGATGATGCGGTAGCTGTATTCATCGGCTTGGGTGTTGGAGAGCACCAGGCTGACCCGATCCGGGTGGATTGGGATCAGATCGGTGATCTGGCCGGCTGCATCGCTGAGGATGCGACAGAACGCATTGCCGCGCAGCGCCAGGTGGCCCATGAGCATTTCGCGCCACTCGAATGGGTTCTGATACCGATTCGGGCGGACGTGGAATAGCCGGTACAACCAGTGATCGGTCACCTCCACCTTGCCACGGCTGTGTGGGCTGTACAGGATGAAAGGCAAGGAGGCCATGCTTTCGGCCAGGATGCGCACGCAGGCATAGACGGCTGACAGACGCAGCGCCGACTCGCTCGAAATCCGTGCGCCACTGGTGGTGCGCAGAGTGACCGGCTCGAACCAGAACGATCCCCATGCGCTGCGGTCGTTCGCATCAGCGCGCGCGCGGCCGAAATGGCCGAGGAAATCGGCAAGGCGTCCCATCACAACACCATCAATTGGTAGCTGCTGTCGATGACGATGCCGTCGCCAGGTTTGATCGCGCGCGAGAACGCCATGATCAGGGCGACGATGCCGTCGATCTTGTTCTCTGGTCGCTCCTTACGTGGATAGATGTTGTCCTTCGCGTCCAAGTGCGCGACGACATTGCTGGCCATCCACGCCAGCACCGGGTCGCCGTCATGGACGAGTTTTTTCTGCAGCACCAGCGCCTCCAGGGTTTTCATCGGTTCTGAGAAATTGAGTACCGTTGGGCGCACTTCGATCATCGGCAGACCTTCGGCCAGCATCCGCGTGGACAACTGCGTGGCCTGGAACGGATCGAAGGCCACGGCCTGGATTTCAAAACGCGAGGCCATCTGGATCAGGTCCGCCTCGATCCAACTAAAATCGATCACATTGCCCACGGTGACCGTCAGCCGCCCGCTACGCATCCAGCCGGGATATTGGCTGTTGCCGGCGGCCTGGACCGTGTCCTCGGGCAGGTAATACTTGCCGAAGACCGCGTAGGCATCGGCGATGTCCGGGTGTTGGAACACCACCATGAGCGCGGCGATGTCTGTCTTGCTGGCCAGATCCAGGCCGATCCAACAGGGTTGCCCATCGAAGTCATCCAGGTCCAGGGTGGAGTCAGCACATGCATCCCAGGCGCGCATGTCCATCCACGCGGTGTGGGCGTTGACCCATTCGTTGAGGTGCTTGGTCTTGAAGTTGTTGATGGCGCTGGGTAGTTGCATGGCCTTGGCCTGCAGCGGTCCCAACACCTCCGGACGCACCGAGATGCCCCAGTTCGGATTGGCCTTGATCAGCGCCTGCTCGGTGTCCCAGCTATCGCCCTCATCCAGACCGTAGATGATCCCGAACTGGGTATCGTCCTGGATCACACCATCGAGCAGCTTGGTAACGAAGGTCCTCACCTCATAGCAGATGCCAGCGCGGTTGCTGCCGGCGGTGGTGATCACCCACAGCAGCGAGTTGTCACGTTTACCCATGCCGGTTTCGACGACGTCGTAGACCGTGCGCGTCTTGTGGGCATGCAGTTCGTCGATGCAGCCGAAGTGGATGTTGAGCCCATCCAGCGTCGAGCCCTCGGCTGACAACGCTTCGAACTTGGAGCCGCTGCCCAGCACATGCATGTTGTGTGCGCCAACGTTCACCGCGAAGCGACTGCGGAACCCGGCGCTGCGTCGCGCCATGGTCTGTGCGTCGCCGAACACGATGCGCGCTTGGTCCCGCGTGGTGGCCAGGCTGTACACCTCGGCACCGCCCTCGCCATCGGCCGTGAGCATGTACAGGCTCACCGCCGAGGACAGGGTGGATTTGGCATTGCCGCGTGGCACCTCGATGTAGGAGCGACGAAACCGTCGCTTGCCATCGGGCCGCACCCAACCAAATGCGGTAGAGAGGATGAACACCTGCCACGGTTCCAACTGGATCGATGCGCCGGCCAGTGGACCTTTGACGTGCGGTAGCCGCTCGATGAAGGCGCACAGGTTGTCGGCCGGCAAAAAGGTGCGACCCTGCTTGTCCTTGAGCTTCGGATTGAAGCGGTAGGGACTGGCTTTGCCGGTGTAGCGCGCCAGGTCGTCCAGTTGGCGTTGGCAGGCGCGTTGCACCCAGCGGCAGGCGAGGATGTCGCCGGCGACCACGGCTTCGGCATAGCGATAGGCGAGCGTGGCGTAATGTGAGGTTGCTATCGCGCTACCTAGCCGGCGATGTCTGCCCAAGGGTCCAGGGCGTCTTCAGCGGTTTCCATGGGCAAGCTGACACGCGAGCGCGATGCCGGCGTAAAGCCCATCTCGGTTGCCGCCTTGGTCATGATCTGCGCCTGCTTGTTGGCGATGGACAGATACGGTGACTGCATCGGCACGCCGGTGTTGGGTGCCTTCAATAGCAATCCGCTCTTGTTGATGCCGGTCTGTGCCTTGCGATACAGATCAGCGGCACAGGCCCACACTTCCAGCACCGACATGTCCAGGCGCTTGAGCAGATGCGGTGGCGCGCATTCCAGCGCGTAGCGCCAGGCTGACTTTGCGCCCTCGCTCATGTAGTCGGGTGGCTCTGTCAGATCACCTTGTGGCTTGGGTTCGCCCAGGTTGGTGCGGCACTTTTGCAGCGTGCCTTTGATCTGCTTGACGGTGGTGGGAAGACGCTTGCGTCCGGCCATATTGATTCCTTGCAGGGGGGACCCCCCCCTGTTTCATTTTGCACGCGAGAAAAATTGATGGAGCGAGCGGTCTTTTGCGATTGCATCGCAAGGATTTGACCCCCCTACCCAGCATCGGGTCCGATTGATGCCCCGAACATTGCATGAGCTGCCTATGCGGCAGTGAACAAGACCGAACTGGCCGTTGGAGACCAGGTGAATTTCTGAGCTGCCTATACGGCAGTGAACGATGATCAAGGACGGGCGCGAAGGGCGTAAGTTTTCTGAGCTGCCTACACGGCAGTGAACCGCGGACGGTGTTCGTTGTCCCGCCGCAAGAATTTCTGAGCTGCCTACACGGCAGTGAACTCGCCAGCGTGTTCACGTTGGCCCATACGCGATTTCTGAGCTGCCTACACGGCAGTGGATCGAGCATGCCATGACTGTTGTCATTGTGCATCTGTCCAGATTGTTTTTCATCAAACACCTTCGCGTCCCTGGCGCGATTCCTGCGCCGTCTTGAGTACGTGACAGCGATGACAGATCGCCTGGCAGTTGTTTGGATGATCGGTGCCGCCCTGCGACTTTGGGACGATGTGGTCCACCGCCACGGCTGGCGTCAAGCGTCCTGACTGTTTGCATGGCTGGCACAGTCCTTGATCGCGCTGCATGACGACGGCGCGCAGTTTCTGCCACTTTGCGCCGTAGCCACGTTGATGTGCATTGCGTCGGTCTTGGTACCACCCCGACTTGTCACGTTGATGGTCGGCGCAGTAGCCAGAACCATCCGAAACCAGCTTGCCGCAACCAGGGTGGCGGCATGGCGTGGGGGCTTTGCAGGGCATCGGAGCCTGTTCAAGAAGGAAACAAAAAAATAAGCAAAAAATGTGCAAAAACCACTTGGCTTTTTAGGTGATTGGAGCGTTCATGCGATCACCAACCAACACGCCGAGGACAATTCAAATGACCACCCAGCTCACACCCACCCAGCACGCCATCCTGACCCACGCCCATCAGCATACCGAGGGCAAGATCACTTGGGTTCCCGACAATCTCAACGGTGGTGCGCGCAAAAAAGTGCTCGAATCACTGTTCAATCGCGCATTTATCAAGCCAAACCGCAATGCTTGGATCATCAGCGCCCAGGGCTACAAAGCGTTGGGCGTGTCGCGCAAGGCGCCAGTCAGTGCCAAGGCGCCAGAGGCCGTCCAAGCCAAACCGCGCACTCGCGAAAACAGCAAACAGGCTCAGGTGATTGCAATGCTCAAGCGCCATGAAGGCGCCACCATCGCGCAGATTTGCGAGGCAACCGGCTGGCAGCCACATACGGTGCGCGGCACTTTTGCCGGAGCATTCAAGAAAAGGCTGGGTTTGAGCATTATCTCGGATAAAGCCAATGGTGGTGAGCGTGTCTACCGCGTCGAATGAAAAAAAATAGGGTGAAATATGCGTGGAGTTAAGAATTCGTAGAGCATTGGATAATGCTCAAGAAGAAAACAAAAAATAATCAGAAAATATGCAAAAACTACTTGGATTTCTAGGTGATTAGAGCGTACATACAGTCACCAACCAACACGTAGGAAGATTCAAATGACCAGCCGAATCACACCAATCCAACTCGCCATTCTGGCCAACGCCGATGATTACAACGAGGGCAAGATCACTTGGGTTCCCGGCAACGTCAAAGGCGCTGACCGCCAGAGGGTGATCGACGGCCTCCGCAATCGGAATCTGATCAAGCGCATCGGCGATGACTGGTTCATCGCCGACGAGGGCTACAAGGCGCTGGAATTTCCGCTCAAGGCGATGGCCAGGGTCAAGCCGATAGAGGCCGTTACCGAACAAGCCAAGCCGCGCACTCGCGAAAAAAGCGCTAACGATTGACCGAGGAAAAGAAGCCAGGCATTGCCTGGCTTCTTGCTCGGGTATTGCATGACAGCGGTGACGGTGCGCAGCACCGTCACCGGTTGCTGCAAGGCGAGGGCAGGCGGGGGGATTTACGCCATCCCTGGCTGCTCGGCCTCCAGCGTTGAACCAAATTTCACACCATCGCTGGCGCGTATTGCTGCTTGCCCGGTGTAGTCCTGCCAGCGGCGCACGATCACGTCGACATACTTCGGATCAAGTTCGATCAAGCGCGCGCGCCGGCCGGACTTTTCGCAGGCAATGAGCGTGGAGCCGGAGCCGCCGAACGGATCGAGCACGATGTCCTTGGTCTTGCTGCTGTTGCGCACGGCGCGCTCGACCAATTCGACCGGCTTCATGGTCGGATGCAGGTCGTTCTTATGCGGCTTCTTGATCTGCCAGACATCGCCCTGGTCGCGAGCGCCACACCAAAAGTGATCGATGCCCTCGCGCCAGCCGTACAGGATGGGCTCGTACTGGCGCTGGTAGTCCGCACGGCCCATCGTGAAGGTGTTCTTGGCCCAGATGATGAAGGTCGACCAGTGACCACCGGCTGCACGGAAGGCCGATTGCAGCGTATCGAGTTCGCTGGAACTCATGGCGATGTACACCGCGCCCTTGGTGCATCCCAGGATGTTCATGCATGCTTCGGTCAGGAAGCCGCCAAAGCCTTCGCCCAAGTTATCGTTCAGGATCGGGCGGTCCTTGCTGCGCATCCTGTCCTTGGCGGTGTTGGCGTAATTCACGTTGTAGGGCGGATCGGTGAAGGCCATGTCGGGCAATTCGTCGCCGAGCAGCAGGGTGTAGTCGTCGGCCTTGGTGGCGTCGCCGCACAGCAGCCTGTGCTCGCCCAACAGCCACACGTCGCCTGTTTTGGAGATGGGCGTTGCGGGTACCTCCGGCACATTGTCGTCGTCGGTGAGCCCGTCCTTGGTGGCGTCGTCACCGGCGATCAGCGCTTCCCATTCTTCCGGGGAGAAGCCGGTCAGGCCGAGATCGAAGCCGGCGTCTTGCAATTCGGACAATTCGATGCCGAGCAGGCTGTCATCCCAGGCGGCGTTCTCGCCGATCTTGTTGTCGGCCAGGATCAGCGCGCGGCGTTGCGTGTCGCTCAAGTGATCCAACGGGACGACCGGCACCTCGGCCATGCCAAGCTGACGAGCCGCCAGCAAACGACCGTGTCCGGCGATCACATTGTTCTGGCCGTCGATCAGGATCGGCGCACCCCAGCCGAACTCGCGAATGCTGGCGGCGATCTGCGCGACCTGAGCCTGTGAATGCTGTTTGGCATTGCGGGCATAGGGGATCAGCGAATCGACCGGGCGGTAGTGGATCTGCAGTGCGCTCATCGGGGCCTGGAAATGAAAAAACCCGCCATGAGTCGTCCTCATCGGCGGGTTGATGGTGTTGGCCAGTTGTGTCGCCATGCTGTGTGCAGTGGCTGACAGGTCTGTCCAGAAGGTAGCGGAAATACTACCCCCGGACGGCCTGTTGTGTTGCACGCCGCGATGACGTCAAAACAGACAGGTATGGCAAAGCGTGGACAATCAGCGCAAGCATTACCCTGGGTTGCCCACGCTTTTGGAGGGCAACCGCAGTCCGTCGCGGTTGAGGTGTTCGGCCACGATCTCCAGTGCCTTGTGCCAACGTCGCCATGCGGTGGTGCGATCACAGGCGAAGCGGGTCGTGATGTCCCGCCAGCCATAGCGCTTGGCGCGCATCCACACCAGGTGACGTTGTTCCACTTCGAGCCACAGCACCCATCGCATCGTCTCCAGCATGCGCTCGACATCCTGCGGACTCGGTGGAAAGGGGCGATAGGGTCGATCCTCTGTGGCGAATGCCTCCCACTGCTGCCGCAGGATGTGTGGCCAGGCGTTGAAGTAGCCGGGTGTGCGAACGCAAGGCAGTCGACGCCCCGTCGAGGCTGCCTCTTCGAAGCGATGCGCAATCTCCTGGATCGTCCACGGAGCATGCCGTTTAACCATGGCGCTTGCTCCCATACAGGCGTTCGCCGATGCGTCGCACGATTTCGCGCTCGATGAAATCCAGTCGCTCATCCTGCGCGTTGATGACCAGGATGGCTTGGTCGCGCCATCCTTGCCGTTTGATCGTCTCCACATCCACGCGCTCCGGCTGGAAGCGTCCAAGCGGGCTGCGGTAGGTCGGGGTCGGGATTTTCATTTCACACTCCCTGTGTCTCGATGGCCCAGTGCAGCAGGGCCAGTGCATCGGCTTGGTTGTCATCGATGGGGGTATGACCACGTCGCCGAGCGGCGGCGATCATGTCGTCTTTGCTCGCGTTGCCCTTGCCGGTGGCGTGCTTCTTGATCGTGCCGACCGGTACGCCCTGGTAGGGAATCTGGTGGTGCTCGCACCATGCGGTCAGATGCCCCATGAAGCCGCCATAGGCATGGGCGGCATCGACGCCGGCATGTCGGCGCACCTCCTCGAAGTACACCGTGTGGATGTGACTGCCGGTGGAGAGCACTTCGTTGAGCCAGCGTCTGAAGCGCAGGAAGCGCATGCCGCCGCCTTCGAATCGCTGCGGGGTGAAATGTTCGGTGCCGCTGTTGATGGTGCCGTCCAGGTGCTGCAGCGCCCACCCGGTGTGAGTACCCAGGTCCAGGGTCAGGATCGTCGTGTTCATCGTCAAGTGCTCCAAGTCGGGAGGGGGCGAGTGACGGATGCGACGGGTTTTCTGTATAACTTCTCTTATGTGCGCGCGCACGTGTAGCGCATTAATCAGAAAACCCGTCACATCCGTCACTCGCCCTGTTGTTTCAGTCATCGCGATAGGGGGTGTGATGGTTGTGCGGCTTGGGTCTGAGGGTGATGCCGGCCATGCCGCGCGCGCCTCCGGTCAACCGGCACTTGTCGAACTTGCGCGTCGCCATCAACTCGGAGAAGCGTTTGACCGAGCCAACGTATTCGCCTGCACGCTCTGCCCATTCGCGCCAGTCCGCGAAGAGTTCGGAGACGCCCTTGCGGTAGGTTTTGGCCAGCAGGCAGCGCTCCTCGATCCATTGACCGAGTGCGTCCTCGGCCTCGAAATACTCCTCGGTCGCCGAAGCTACGCAGGCGGCTGGCTTCAAACCCTGGTGTTGCCAGAGACCGCAGCCTTCCACGGCCCAGGCCAGAATCCCATCGCGCTCTTTGAGCAGCTTCTCCGTGAGGCGACCATCGCGCCGTTCGGGTGGGATGGTGACGGTGAACGGGATCAGGTGCAGTCGCCGCTTCATCGCCTCGTCCACGTTGCGAATCGAGGGCTTGTGATTGCCTGCGATCACCAACTTGAATTGCGGCACGTACTCGAAGAAGTCCTGGCGCATGAAGCGCGCCGAGACCTTGTCGCCACCGGTGATGGCTTTGACCTTCGATTCGTTCCAGCGCCGTCCCTGCTCGGTTTCGATGCTGCAGACGAAACGTGCACCACGCAGGCCGGCAAGATCGGTCGGATGCCGGTCCGTGCGTGCCTCCATGAACGTCTCCATCGGCGCGTTGGCCGCGTAGTCGCCCAGGATTGTCGTCAGCACATTGACGAACACCGACTTGCCGTTTGCGCCCGTGCCGTACAGGAAGAACAGCGCGTGTTCGCTGGTGACGCCTGTCAGGCAGTATCCGACCATCATTTGCAGGTAGGCGATCAACTCGGTGTCCCCTCCTGTGATGTCGGCGAGGAACGCGCACCAGATCGGACAGCTTGCGTCCACCCTGCTCTGAGGTGTGGCCGTGGTGACCTTGGTCATCCTGTCATCGCGACGGTGCGCCCGCATCGTGCCCGTGCGCAGATCGACCACTCCGCCGGGTGTGTTGAGCGCCCAGACGTTGGCGTCCCACTCTTCGGCGGTCGAGGCATGTTGGGGGTCCGAGCGCGCGATCTTCTCGACCGAGGAAATCGTGGCCGAACTGGCGAGCTTGCTCGTGAGCCTGGGGGTGTCGGCCTTGAGCGAGGCCATCCGGCAGATGCCGCGCGCAAGATGCCAGACGTACAGCACCTGATCGGGATTCCAGCGCGCGCCCGTCCACACCAGCCATTTGCCCCACAGCGCGCAGTAGCGCCAGTCCTGGCCATAGCGGCGGGTGAAGGCCGAAGCCAACCCGTCCTCGGTTGTCCAGTCCAGACCGTTCAACAGGTCCGGTGAGGAGGATTCTTCGACAGGTGGCGTCACCGGTATCCGTTCGCCAGCGGCGAGGAAACCGCCGACGTCGAATCCCTTGGAGATGGCATCGGCCGCGTCCCAGCCTTCCGGCTTGTCATCAGGTGGGACCAGAATGACAACGCTGGTTGCGCCCGCGCCGAGAATCGCCTGCGAGGCGCGGTTGGCATAGTCCCACCCTGGGGGATCGCGGTCAGGCCAGATCAGCACCGACTTTCCCGCCAATGGCGACCAGTCGGTTTTGTTGATCGGGGCGTTGGCACCATTCATCGCGGTGGTCGCCACAACGCCGATGCCGATCAAGGCTTGCGCGCATTTTTCCCCTTCGACCAGCACGACCTGGCTGGCCGTCACCAACCCCGGCTGGTTGTACAGGGGGCGAGGGTCGGGTGGGCTCATCTTGCCGCGCTTGGCATCCCACGGCCTGTACTGCTTCTTGCGCCCGTGCGGATCGTAGCGGTAGACGATGGCGATCAACTTGCCGTCGGCATCGAGGTAGTTCCACTTGGCGGTGGCGGGGCCGAGATCGGCCACGGACGCTTGCCTGCCGGCCTTGCGCACCGGGGCCGAACGGACGCGGCCGAGCAGATCGGCGGCCTCATCCAGCACCTTCGGGAAGTCGGTATGAATGTCGGCGCCAAGGTGGGCGGCGATCAGATCAAAGAGATCCCCGCCCTGGCCAGTGGCACGATCGATCCACAGGCCCGCCTTTTCTCCTGCCAGGACCACTTCGAGACTGTCGCCCGCATTGCCCAGCGTGTCGCCGATGAAGAACGTCGTGCCGCGCTTCTTGCCTGCGGGAAACACGGTGGCCAACACGGACTCCAGGCGTGCGATCAGGCTGGTGCGTATCTCGACGCGTTCGATGTTGCTGCGATGTTTGTTGGAGTCGATCATTCGGCTCCCTCGGTCGCGTCACCAACGTTCGGCGTGTCCCTGCGCTGGACGAGCGTGCTGCGTGCCGCCCATGCGGACAGTTCTGAGAGGCGGTAGCGCACCAGACCCCCCAGCAGATAGTGCGGAATCCGATATTTGTTGCGCATCGCCTGGTCAGAGAACCAGTAGTAGGGCAGGCGCAATGCCGCCGCCGCGTATTTGGCATCGACCATGGGTTCGATGCGCTCGACGGGATGGGGGTGGGTCATGTTCAGTTATCCCATGCAACGTCGGCGATGCGGTCCGCCCCACACGCGGCGCGTTTGCGTAACTCGGTATGGAGTTCTTCCAACGCGTTGCGATGGCGGCTCAGTGCCACAGACTTGGTGTGGATGGTCTGGATGGCGAAGGCCAGTTCGTCGACCGTGGCGTCTTGGAGCGCGACAACGACGTGTTGCCCGTCGGCCCGGTGATAGTGGATTTCCTCAGGCAGATGTTCGCCGTAGACGTAAAACAGCTTCTGGCGCAGTGATGTGATCAGGCTCATGCGTGTCGCTCCGAATGGATGGGATGGGAAAGGGACGGTGTGTCAGGGTCCAGGGGGTGTGCGGTACCGAACGCACATCGCGGCGATGTCGGTGTCTGATCGCGCATCGCCGTCGTGCTCACGGATATGCCCGAGCGAAGGTCGAGTAGCGCGAGACGCGTTGCTCGAAGGCTTCGACATCGCAGATCAGATAGGTGACGCGCGCTCCGAGCTTGCAGAAGACCGGGCCGAGGTGTTCCTGGCGCCAGCGGCGCAGGGTCTTGACGGAGAGTCCCCAGCGCGCGGCCAGTTCGCTCTCGTCAAGGGCGATGCGGGTGGTGCTACCGGGATCTTTGTTTTCACAAAGTTGACCGATTTGTGTGTCGGGAAGTCGGGTTGTCATGTCGATACGCCTCTTGGGTGAAATGGGCGCAGCGAAGTTTCCACACGAATTTATGGTTCGTGTATGGTCGGATTTATGGTCGGATTTATGGTTTTTGCGCCGCAGCCGGTATCTGCCGCGCTTGATCAGCCAGGGCACGCCTTCACGCCCGGCCTTGCCAGCGAAGGCATCACCGAGGGACTGGTGGCTGGTTCATGTATGGTTCGATTTATGTGCGGGTTTATGGTTTGCGCCGCAGCCGGTATTTGCCGCGCTTGACCAGCCAGAGCACGTCCTCGCGCTCGGCCTTGCCAGCGAAGGCATCATCGAAGGACTGGTAGCCTGTGTTGGCGATGCGGTTGACCTGCGCCCACGACATCTCGGGAGCGGCCTGACCGTCGGTCCCCCACATGTGTTTGATGATCTTGGCGCGTTCCCGCGACAATTCACGCCAGGTCACGAAGTGGGGAAGCTTCAGGCGTTGGCCCTGTAAGAACTGCTCCGGTTCCGTTACCCCAGTGGACGTGACATGACCACGCAAGACCCGGTCGAAGGCGTTCGCATCGAAGACGTCCCTGCCGTCGTCCACGCGAACGAATTCGTGAAGAGATCGCATGGCGTGGTCACGTGGTAGCACGACGGTCAGCGAGGGCGGCGGCGCCAATAATAGGACGCCACTGCGTGGCCAGATGGCATCGGCCAGCGCCGTTGCCATCTCGATTTTCGGGGCGCGCTGGAAAGCCCGGGCCACGAACACCGGCACGAAATCGTGGGTGCCCATGATCCGTGCATCGCCAAGATGCCAGAGGTGATCGGGCACGCTGACACGGCGAGTGGAGCGCCGAGGTTCCTCGATGCCGATCAACCAGGCCATATCCTCGAGCCATACGTCCAACCGCAGGGTGTACAGGGCGATCTCCGTCAAGGGTCTGGTGATCGTCCTGCCGCGCTGCTGTGGACTGCGATACCGGTAGAGCGCCGCATCCGGGTCGGCTTGGACCTAGACCTCGTGTTGCGAGTCGAGGAACGGCACCATCACATGGGTGAGGTATCCGCTCTCGGTGATCCAGCGCCGATGCAAAAAATCGGCGCTGGATCGACCGAGTGTCTTGGCCATCACGGGTGCGTCAAGTCGTTGCAGCCGATCCAGGGCGTTGAAAAACTCCAAGTAAACTGACATCGCCTGCGCCCCTTCAGCCCTCGCGAAGCACGCCGATGCGAGCAAGCTGCTGCAGGACGCGCTTGCGATCATCCTCGGTCTTGCTCTTGTCGTTCAGACCGTTCGGTGCGGTGATCTGGACGGCGAGGTGATGCGCCTTGCGGTGCGGCTGTTTGGCCATCCGGAACACGAGTTTGACTTGTGTCACGGTGTACCTGCTCAGGTCGTCAATGCCGTAGTCGTCGTTGGCGACCTCATAAATGTTGCGGGTGTCGCGCCGATCCCGGCCGATGAGCAGGGTGCTGGACAGGTGCTGCACGATGTCGCGTTCGTTGGCCTCGTCGGACGTCATTTGCTCGAACAGGTGCTCGACCTTGAGTTGGAGGATCGTGATTTTTTCCACGCCGGCCACACGCTCATGTTCCAAGCGCGCGAGCATCTCGGGTGTGGAAAAGCCAACGATGTCGAATTTGCGCAGGGGGATGTCGGCAATGCCGTCATTGCAGGCGAGTGCAACATCGCGGAAGACAGTGGCCAACTCGCGGCGAATTTCACGATCCTCGCAATGCACGCTGAGCGCGCCGGTCTGTGGCTCCCATGAAAAACAGGCCGACATCGCAACGGGCACTTCATGGTCTTCCACCTCGCCATCCTTGACCTGCTGGTAATGAGTGGTCGCGCCATTGAACGTGGCGGTGAGGGTGTGCAGGAGGACGGAGTCGGCGTCATCTGCATCCTGCCCGCTGCTCGGATCGGTGTGCGCAAGATCACGCTGGGTGAATTGCTCGATGAGGATCTGGTCGGCCGGCACCTGCGGAAACAGCGCGGTGATGCGACTGCGCAAGGCGTCCTGGACATCGGGGCCGACTTGCGGCACGGCGCCCCTGGGGCCAAGGTAGTGGCTGGAGTAGTTGTCGCTCTTCCATTGCCGGTGCATCGCTTGCAGGCGCTCGGCATGGTCAAAGCGTGGATCAGGCTTGGCGCCGCTGGCAAGGAAGTCCTGCAACAGATACAGATACAGCGCGCGACTGTGGCGGTCGCTGGGCATGACAAGGAACTCGGCGTCGCTGTGTTCGTCGAGCAGCGATTGGACGGCTTGAGCGCCGTACTCATCGTCCAGCAGCATGATGCGCTCGGCGGCGTGTTCGATGCGACGCCGGACCGTAGCGTCGAGCGTTGCGACCCGATGGAACATCGTCTTGCGCGATTCAACCGAGAGCGGTCCCCTGGCCGCATCGGTCAGCGTCGCCGTCTCGGGTAACGGGGAATCACTGGCGCGCTCGATCAGCAGCAAGACCTGGTGCGGATGCTTGACCTTGCGCAGCAAGGTGACGAAGTGCTGCATGTCCGGCAGGATGAGCGGACCTGCATCATCCGATTGGCATGTGCGTTTCTGCTTGCCAGGCTGGTGATCAGAAGCGGGAATGGGGTGCTGTCCATCAAGAGGATCGACTGACATGGGCAAATTCCATTTCTCAAAATTACACGATTGCGCGAACTGTTAATTTGAAAATGCAAATAATGCCGACGCGAAGTCGGCAGCGAGGCAGGCGTGACGTTAGTGCATCCTGGCCTCCTGAGAGACAATGCCGTCTCGCTCCACCCGCACGGAGTGGTCGCGCTCATCGGCCAGGGTGATCAGCGCCAGCGCTTGGCCGGGCATATCGGCAGCAGGCGACACTCACGGATCCTTTTTGGGGTGCTTGCGGTACATCCGCACCAGACTTCCCACATCGTTGCGAATGTCGGGTGGAAGACGACTGGCCTCCACGAAGGCGTCGTCGGCGTTCAAGCCCAAGATGTCCGCTGCCTTCTGGATTAGTTCGTCCTTGGGCGGCTTTTCCATGTCGCGTTCTATGCGCGACCAGTAAGCGGGAGAGATCGCAAGTTGCCGCGCGAGGTCATTCATCTGAATACCTTTTTCCTTGCGCTTCTTGCGAATGAAGGCGCCAAATGTCATGGCCATAACCTAATTCCGTTTTTGGTTAACGTGCCGATCATCCTATCGCTCACCTGAGCCGTTGCTAAATTATCTGCAGGTGCGCCATCGAGGGGGCCGACATCGAACCGCGGGCCATTACCCTGTGTTGCCATCCACTTCGGAGATTTCGACGCACCATCCTCGACGGTTGCTATTCCCCGGAGCCGTCATGAAGCACCTCGAACTTGCACCTGCTGCGACGCTGAGCGCCAGCGCGCGTGCCCAGGAGATCACCACCATCCTTGCTGCGGCCATCGTCCGTACTTTGTGTCCGGAAGTGCGACCTAGTGCCGAGAGTGGACTTGGCTTTCTGCCCGACCAGAGCGTCTATACAACTCCCTATCCGCAGGAGTTTCCATGAACGACCAACACGCCTCTGTCGCTGCTCAGATCGCCGCGCTGTCCAGTCTGCCTATCGCCGATCTTTGGTCAGTGTGGGATCGCTATTTCACCAGCCGTCCCGTTTACCCCAACCGTGGCTTCATTGAATCGCGCATCGCCTACAAGATCCAGGAACACGCCTTTGGCGGTTTATCGCACACCACGCGCCAGCGCCTGGAGGCCATTGGCGCCAAGCACTCCAAGATCAAGTTGCGGGCACGGCCGGAGGAGATCGCCTTTGCACCTGGCACAGTGTTGCTGCGCGAATGGGGAGAGCGGGAACACAAAGTCCTGGTCACGGCACAGGGACTGTTCGAGTACGGGGGCAGCACGTTCAAGAGCCTGACGGCCGTTGCCCGTCGCATCACCGGCACGCATTGGTCTGGCCCGCTGTTCTTTGGCCTGAAGCAGAAAGGCGGTGTCCGATGAGCGATTCCACGCAGATGGCCTCCAACAAGGCGCGTAAACGCTGTGCCGTCTACTGCCGGGTATCGTCGGACGAGCGTCTGGATCAGGAGTTCAACTCCATCGATGCGCAGAAAGAGGCTGGCCACGCCTATGTAATCAGCCAGCGCACCGAGGGGTGGATGCGGGTGGGCGACGACTACGACGATCCGGGCTTTTCCGGTGGCAACACAGATCGACCGGGTCTGAAGCGTCTGATGGCGGACATCGAGCGTGGTCAGATCGACATCGTGGTGGTCTACAAGATCGATCGTTTGACGCGCAGCCTGGCCGACTTTTCCAAGATGGTCGAGGTGTTCGAGCGCCACGGCGTGTCCTTCGTGTCGGTCACGCAGCAGTTCAATACGACCACCTCGATGGGACGGCTGATGCTCAACGTCCTGCTGTCCTTCGCCCAGTTCGAGCGCGAGGTCACCGGCGAGCGTATCCGCGACAAGATCGCGGCCTCCAAGCGCAAGGGACTCTGGATGGGCGGCGTGCCGCCCTTGGGCTACGACGTCGAGCACCGCAAGCTGGTGATCAACGAAACCGAGGCCACCGTGGTGCGCCGGATCTTTGCGCAGATGCTGACCATCGGCTCGCCCACCCAGATTGCTGCTAACTTGGCCGAGGAGGGCATCACCACCAAGGCGTGGAAGACGCAAGAGGGGCAGGAGCGCCTAGGCACACGCATCGACAAGAAATACCTGCACAAACTGCTGCGCAACCGCATCTACCTCGGCGAGTTGTCGCACAAGGGCAGTTGGTACACCGGTATGCATGAGGCCATCATCGATCCGGGGTTGTGGGGGCGGGTGCATGAGGTGCTGGCCCAGGACGGGCATCGCCGAGCGGCGGAGACCAAGACTCGCTCACGCAGCGATGCCTTGCTACGCGGCCTGCTGTATGCGCCCTCCGGGGAGCGGATGTATCCGACCTATTCGTCCAAGCAGGGGCGCAAGTACCACTACTACTTGTCCAAGTCCGAATTACGTTTCGGCGCCTCGGGCAAAAGTTGCGAGCGCCTGCCCGCGCCGGAGATTGAGGCGGCGGTGGTAGCCCAGATCCGCACGGTGCTGGCCAGCCCGGAGTCGGTGGTCGCCGTGGTGCGACACATTCAACGCACCGGCGCCAAGATCGACGAGGCCGCCACCGTGATGGCGATGAGGCAGCTCAACGACGTGTGGGATCAGCTGTTCCCGGTCGAACGCCACCGGATCGCCAATCTGATGATCGAGCGCATCGACCTCGTCCACGCCGGCGAGATGCGCGGGATCAAGGTGAGGTGGCGGGAGATTGGCTGGAACGCGTTGATCGAGGAGTTTGTACCAAACAGCATCGGTGCCGAATTGCTGGAGGTCGAGGCTTGATGGACGCGTCGATGGAAACCTTTGTACCGCTGACATTTGGCTCCCGTGGCGTGCAGCGCGCGCCGGCAGGCGAGGGCAGTGGCCACGACGCCACGCTGATAGAAGGGCTGGCGCGTGCCTTTTACTGGCAGCATCTGCTGGATATCGGGGCCATGCCGAGCGGAGCGGCTATCGCGCGCGCGGAGAACCTGGATCAGTCAGTAGTCAACGAGTCCAAGCGCATGACGCTGCTGGCCCCTGACATCGTGGAGCAGTGCATGGTGGGCAAGCAACCACGGCGGCTCACCCTGGCCTGGTTCCAGCGCAACCGCCTCATGGTCGACTGGGATGCACAGCGCCAGCTCATGGCCAGTCTCGAGGAGCCGCGATGAGTAAACAACATCGCGGGCGCGTCACGGGCGATCCGGTGACGTATCAGATCCCGCTGCCGGCAGGCGGGGTGCAGATGGAAACCTTCCTGCCCTGGACGTTGATACGCAGGGGATTCAAGCAGCAGGTCATCACCCCGTTGGATATGCCGCAGGAGTTCGGCGAGCAGGCCCGTCGTGAGCGACAGGTACGCAAGGTGCCGCAGGACACCGCGTTGATGCGCGCGCTCGGCTTGGCGCACCACTGGCAGCGTCTGCTGGACCAGGGGCGGTTCGATTCCATGACCGAGATCGCGCAGGCCGAAGGCATCGACCTCGGCCGGGCCAGCCGGATGAGCCGACTGGCGCAACTGGCCCCGGATGTGGTCGAGGCCATCGCCTCGGGGAGACTTGAGGTGAGTGTCAGTCAATTGCTACGCGGCAAACTGTCTGCATCTTGGCTGGCGCAGCGTGAGGCACTCGCGGTAGGCCAATGCTGTAGGAAAATTCCTACAACACGACAGTCAGATTCCTGATTTTCATGGCCTGCCAGCGACGAGAGACTATGCATGCCGGACGCGGAGCCATGAAGGTCGCTCAACCCGCGTGGCGCCTGAGCAGCGCCAAGCCGGCACCGCGCTATCGCGATCACGCCCTGGGCAGTAGGCTGTCTCTCTCCCTTCCCACAGGTGAAGCCATGGCGGTGAGACCTCCGTTTGCCACGCCGTCCCGTGCAGCGCCCACCATTGTCCTGACCGCCGTGCCTGCCATGCGGCCAATCTGGACTGGCCGCATGAAAGCACGATCCGCCCTGACGGCATTCAACCTTTCTTGAGGTAACGCGCGATGAGCCAGGACACCGACGATCACGACGATCAGAGCGAGAATCCCTATCGCCCGCGCAAACTCAAGGTGCGCGATCCGCTGCACGATCTGCAGCTCCTGCGCGATATGGCCATCATCAATGCGCGGGTGCGCGCCGAACTGGGGCCACTGCCACCTGGCGGATTGCCGGTGGAACCCAAGCGCAAACCCGCGCCGCCGCCGTACCGGCCTGCCGCCGCATCCGCGCCCCATCCCCCTGAGGACGACCCGATGAAACTGCACCACCTTGCCGCCACCGCCCTCATGCCGCTGGCCCTGACCGCTGCGGGGTGCTCCAAAGGCATCGATGTCGGCAATGACGGCGCCANATGCGCCGGGGCCGTGGGATGCGATCAAGGCGTATATCGGATACGACGTCATCAATGAGAAATGCGTGCCGATGATGCCGTTCGTTGGTGTGCGGCAAGTGCCTGGTACCGGGCTCGATGTTCCCATGACACAGGTGGACGATCACACGTGGAAGGGATATTTTTATCGCGACGCCTTGCTGGATGAGGATTACTTCAAGCTTGGCGTGTGCCACTGGGATGCGACCGGTGCTGGCATTGTGGCGATTGCCAAGGGGGTTAGGTTCAATTGGGGGGGGATGTTGGTGGAACTCCTGCGAGAAAGTCAGGAGACCTACTATTTCAAGAAGAGCGTGTATGGGGATACTTCTTTCGCTCCCTATGGCGCTCCAACCCTCACTGGAGAAGACGATGAGGTGATTCAACATCCAGATGCTCACTTCCAAGTCACCATCGCTGTCAAGGAAGCCAAGCCATGA